AGACATTTGTGAGGAGACTGTTGAGGCGGAAGATCGCTACACTTGTAATGGTGCTTTTGTTACAAGTCTCTCTCCTGCGCAAATCATCTCTGACCTTCTTACCTCGATGGGTGGCCTGTTCTGGTATTCTCAGGGTCTGTGGAAGATGAAGGCTGCGGCCTATACGATCCCATCCCTTACCTTCACTGAGGATGACCTTCGCTCTGGCATTAGTCTTTCTACTAGGCATTCTCGTAGAGACAACTTCAACACTGTCAAGGGCACTTTCAGAGGCCCAGATGCTGAATGGCAAGAGTCTGATTATCCTGAGGTGACTGATCCTGCTTTTGTGTCGGCTGACAATGGTGTTGTCAATACGCTTGATTACAGCTTGCCCTTCACCAGTTCTCCGTTGACCGCTCAGAGGATTGCCCGTATTGCCCTTAACAGGAACAGAGAACAGCTTACACTGACTGCTTCTTTTGGTCTAAGGGCTTTCGCTGTTCAGGTCGGTGACAATATCTATCTGACCAATATACGCTTTGGTTGGAATCAGAAGCCTTTTGAAGTTACTTCTTGGAGTTTTGGCCTTACTGATGGACTTGATCTTCAAGTGAACATGACACTTAGGGAGACTTCTTCGGATGTCTTTACGAGTGTCAATGGCGCAGTCTTTGAATCAAATAACACCACTCTTCCAAACCCATTTGATGCCCCTGCTATTGGCCTTGCCTTGTCTTCTGAGGTAAGGATTATCAATGAACACCTGACAAACGTCATCTTTGCTTCAGTAACTTCTGCTACCCCATTTGACGTTGAGAGGGTTGAGGTTCAAGCTAAGAAATCATCTGCTACTAATTGGACTGTTCTCGGCAGTGGCGATCTTGGTGTTTTTGAACTCCTTGATACGGAAGATGCCACATACGATGTCAGGGCTAGAAGTTACAGTTTCTTGGGTGTCAAGAGTGATTGGATTACCCTTACAGGGTTTTCTGTTGCTGGTCTTGCCTTCCCGCCTCAAGATGTTACAGGGCTTACCGCCGAGGTTAATGGTGCGACTGTCCACCTTGAGTGGGAGCCTGTTCCAGACCTTGATTTGTCGTTCTATCGTATTAGGCAGGCAAGAGAAGAAACTGGCGCTACTTGGGCTAATGCAACAACGGCTATTGAGAAAGTTCCGCGTCCGGGTAACTCTGGTTCATTCCCCGCTAAACCGGGAACCTATATGATCCGAGCCTATGACAAGACTGGTAATGCTTCGGAGAACTACACTTCTGTCGTAATCCCAGAAACAGCCCTTGAGGACTTTACTAATAATACTACTCAAACCGAAGACCCCACTTTCTCTGGTGCCAAGACTGGTTGCTCTGTCACAAGTAGCGAATTGAGGATTACTTCTATATCTGGAACACCTCCTTTCACTGCGACCTATGAGTTCAGTAACTATATTGACACAGGGGCAGCTAGAAGGTTCCGTTCTAGGATTGATGTAAAGGTAAATCGAGAAGATACTACCGCTGGTTTGTGGGACAATCTTCCGGGTCAATTTGACAGTCTTCCCGGTTTGTTTGATGACTTTACTGGTGCTGCTCAGTTTGATGACACCAATGTGATTACCTACATTGCTACGACGAATGATAACCCGGCTGGAACCCCTACTTGGTCTGCTTGGAAACAGTTCCGTGCTGGTGATTATTATGCTAGGGCGGCGCAGTTTAAGATCGAACTGATAAGCAATACTGTTGGTGTCACTCCGAGTATCTCTGAACTCGATGCCATAGTGCAATACAACTAAGGAACCCCGACATGGCTACACATGATTATGTGATTGATAACCAATCTGCTCCAAACTTTCGCACTGATCTGAACAATGCTTTGGCAGCGATTGTGAGCACTAACTCCAATGGCAGTGCTCCGTCTACTACCTTTGCCAACATGCTTTGGTATGATACGACGAACAATCAGTTGAAAAAGCGAAATGAAGCTAACAGTGCTTGGATCACTCTGGGCACTGTTGACGAAACGAACTCGAAGTTCACACCTAATGCTGCCATCACCACCAGTGAGATTGCCGCAGCTACTCTTGTCACTTCGTCGGACACTATCGCCTCGAATGATAATGATACGACTATTCCGACAAGTGCCGCTGTTGATGACCACATCCCTGTAAAACTGAATGCAAGCGGGTCTGCCCCGATCTATGCCGCTAGGGCTTGGGCAAGGTTCAATGCGGCTGGCACTATTGATGGTTCTGGCAATATCGCAAGTGTGACTAAGAATAGCACAGGTAATTATACAGTCACTTTCACGACTGCCATGCCTGATGCAAACTACACAGTTACGACTTCTACCCATACGACTACTAGTTCCGCTGCTGCTGGCCGTGTGATCGAACCCTACGATTTTGCAGCAGGATCGTTCAAATTGCAAGTTGCAGCGTCTTCTAGTGGTGCAGCAGCAGACAGTGCAATCAACTGTTTTGTTGTGTTCCGCTAAGACACAGATAGTAGGAGCCTGCAATGCCCTTAAAGAAGAGAGTGGCCGCTGTTACTACAGCCGCTGTATTGGCCGCAGCAACGCCTTTCATCGCCAAGTGGGAGGGTCTTAGCCTTGTGGCCTATAGGGACATTGTGGGCATTCCTACGGTCTGCTATGGGGAAACCAGAGGCGTTCAGATGGGTGACAGATACACCAGAACTGAATGTCAACAGATGTTGAAAGAATCTGTAGCAGAATATTACGACAAGTTGAGACCATACATGACGAATCCTGATATTCCCATCGGCGTTCAAGCGTCTCTCTTGGAACTGGCCTACAATGTCGGTGTCTACTCTGCTGGAACGTCTACGATGATGCGCCTAGCCAACCAAGGCAAATACAAAGAGGCTTGCAAAGAACTAGATAAATGGGTCAAGGCTGGAGGGGGCCGTATTCAAGGTCTTGTCAATCGAAGGGCCGATAGCAAAGTCAATCTCTGTCTTTCCGGTCTTAAGTGAATAGGAGAGGCTAATGTGGATTTTGAAACTTGTTGGATTGAAACCTCTTCTTATTGTGGCAGGTGTTTTGGTTGCTATCTTGACTTCCTTCGGAATGATCCAGTATGGAAAAAGTATAGCCAAGAAAGACCTGACCATTCAGCAACAACAAACCTACATAGACACAACGAAGAGGATTGACAATGCGCTTCGCAGGGTTCCTACTAGCAATACCCCTAGTGCTGATCGTGAGTTCTTGCGGCAGCGTCAACTTCAAAGAGAATAGTCCCGTCTGTGATGGCCTGTCGCCATTGATAGACGACCATGTGAATGCCCTTATAGAAGATGGTGGCCCTCGTTCCCTCTCGACAGGAAGACGGCTTGTTGTTGGCTTTGATGCAGGCTGCGAGGAAGAGTGATGGACTACTTGGACTACATTGTATCAGGTATTGTAGCAACGGTGTTTAGTGCGATGACATGGCTTGTAAGGACGGTCTTGACTAATCAGAAGCAGCTACAACTGCTCCAAGCAGAAATACACACAAGAGAAGAGCGTCGAGAAGAAGATCGACAAGCCATGAAAGAGATCAGGGATGACATCAAGGAAATCAAAAGAGACATCCTAGACCTTTACAAAGACCAGTAATAAAAAAGCCCCCCTCAGGTTGAATGCCTGAAGGGGGTTTTCTTTTTATCCGTCGTTACCCTCAGTCTCAATCTCATGGATCAGACGGTCGAGATACCAACGCGCTTTCTTGAGGTCTTCGATAGGGTTCTTCTTGTATCGAAACCTGTGAAGATACTTCTTGGTGTTGCCTTCAAGATAACCAAGGTAGCCATGCCAAGACAGGTTATCCTTGAGGTATTCGATACACTCAATGTTCCCTGAGTTGTAGTGGCTAGGCTTGTTGACTTGATCGCTCACAGACCTTCTCCTTCAAAAGCGATGATCCACTGTTTACAGATTTCACTACGAACAATGTCTTCGACAGTAAACTCAATGACAGGGATGTTCATGTGGTATTTCTTGGCTAAGTGGATGATCTTTGATAGACCAGATTGTTGATTGATGTCGGACTGCTTGATGTCACCATTGATGACCACCTTCGATCCTTCACCAATCCTTGTCAGGAACATCTTGATCTCAGCAACAGTGGTATTCTGAGCCTCATCCAAGATGATGAAACTATCCTTGAAGGATCGCCCCCTCATGGTAGATAGTGGTGCCATCTCGATGTTTCCATTCTTGATGGCAGTATCCACTACACCTTTTCCCAACTGTTGCACCAATACCTCTAGAACAGGAGCAGCCCAAGGTGTGAACTTCTCGTTCAGATCACCCGGAAGATAACCAAGGTCTTTCCCAACAGAGACGTTAGGTCTGGTAAGAATGATCTTGTCGATCTGCTTCATGGCATACATGTTGGCTGCGATTGTAGCCGCTATATAGGTCTTTCCTGTTCCAGAGTATCCACACACGATCACTTGGTCAGATGCCCGTATAGCGTCAATATAGAGCCTCTGGTGATCGTTGAGAGGGACAAGGGAGACGACACTGGCTTTACCCTCTACGTCGGCCCCCTTGTATCTGGTCTGTCGTTTAGTCCTCTTAGGCTTCTCTTCGATCATCGTCCTTGTCCACGATACATCTTCCGATTGTCCTTCTTGTTGGTGCTTGACCTCTTGTGTGAGGCTTTGATGTTGGTCTGAGAAGTTCTCTTATGCTTGGGAGTGGGCTTCCAAGTTATGGTGCCGATAGCTTTACTCATGTCAGGTCCACAATCTCACAAGTTCCGCCAACACATGCAAAGGTGCTGGTGCCTTTAGATGTATCTTCTTTCTCGTAGTCAGAGAGTTTCGACCAATCAATTTTCTCAGGCATCACAGACAAAAGCATCTCATAGTCACTCTTGCTGCATTCCTGATAAGGTGCCTGTTTGTAGGTATGATCCGAATGGGGAAGGAAGGACACCCCAGACATCTCATCGAAGTGCTTGTAGACGAAGGCACCCACTTCCACCCATTCATGGTCACGAACAGTCACGGTGATAGACGGTTTGTGTTCACACCAGTGCCGTTGATAGATCAGCCAAGTCTCAAGCTGCTCGATAGCACTCATGTCGTTACGAGTGATAGCACCCTCGGGAGACTTTTGAGGGAAACTGAACACCGTAGTGCTATCAGGCTTCATCACATCAGGTTCATTCGGGATACCTTGATCCTTCATAAACTGCGTCAGAGGGTCTTTGTTGTCGCCCCTTACCGTCCTGATGTAATACCTTGAATGACGAGCATGAATACCAGATGCGCTATCCACAAGTTGAGATACTGTTCCACTTGGCTTGACACAGGTAATAGCAGCACTAGCAGGGATACCAAGGCGATCAGCCCACTCGCTATTAGTGTCGATAGCAATTTGACGTAGATGTTCAAGGGTATCTCCAAGACTACGATTGTTCGTCGTCAGAAGTTGATTATCCATGATGCCAGTCAGACTGACACCAAGGAGACGTTCTTCCTCAGTATTCTTCTGCCAAATCTTACGCAGATAAGGGAAGTGCGTTAGTGTAGACTGGATCGTTCCAAGGATCGTAGCCAACCTTACCTTACGATCTAGGTCTGCAAGAGTGTCGGTTGCTCTCACCACGACCTCTGTAAGATTACAGAACTGATAGGGACGCAGGATAATCTCACTACAGGGGTTCGTGCCAAATTCGAAGTTGGGGTTCCTGCGCCCGTTCTTAGCCGCCTGACGTTTGCTTGCAGGACGAGAGAAGATGCCACGTTCACCGCTCTTGCTCTCTACAAGGGCAAGCCATTCCCGCATGAAGGTCTCTGCATCAGGCTTATCAGTGTATGCCACGGAGTTGTTAGCCAAAGCACGTTGACCATTTCCTTCCCACCAATTTCCACTCTTGGCATAACGCATACGGTCATCCGAGAGATTGGAGAGCGAGATCATGGCAGAACGACGAACACCGCCTACGACGACGACTTCACCGATCTTGCACATGATGTCATGGCACTCAACGGAATTGAGTTTACGACCCTTGGCATTCTTGAACTTGTCGATGACGAACTTGAACAATTCTTCCAGAGGGGCAGGACCAGAGGCTCGACCACCAAAGGTCTTGAGTTTGGCACCAGCAGGACGAACTTTCGACATGTCCCATGTGGGGATTTCCCCTGCATAGAGCATGGCAATCAGTTTACGCAGAGCCTTTGCCCAACCCTCTTTACTGTCATGCACGACGATGACATCTTCACTAGGGAAGAGTTCATCAGGGACATCGGGGAGATTGTTGATATATTGCCGCTCGACAGAGAACCCTACGCCAGTCCCACACAGAAGGATGAACATGGCCTCATCGAAGGACTTGGGATCATCCACAGGCAGATAGGAACAGTTGTAGCCTGCGGTGTTGTCTCGCTCCAGAGCAGGGCCAGCAGTCATCACAGCGCGCATGGAAGGCATCACCTCAAGGTTGAGGATAGCTTCTTCGATCTCTTTGATGACAAAATTATCGCTGATTTTGTTACCAACGACATTTGATGTGAAGCGGCTAACAGTTTCAGGCCAAGTTTCACGACGACCTTCTTTGTCAAGCCAACGAGCATACCTCGAAGTGGCAATGAAGGAC